CATGCTTCAGGAGTGAAAGCAGGGTCAATCAGTGTATTCGCAATAGGAGGAGTTGGCCCTGTAGTGCTATGAGCCATTGAAGTGCAGAGTAGGAATCTATTACCGGGGTCACAAAATGCTTCATATTGGTAAGTTACACCAATAGCATTCCAGTTAACACCCGTTCCATCAACAGAAAACCAAATATCTCCAGCAGAATCAGCGAACATTTGAATGAGGCCATTTGCCTCATCAATTCCACCCTGTCGAGATGAAAGTCCAGCACCCATAACCCATGCAGGTTTGGTGCCTCCAGTAAGTGCTCTGATAAATAGGAAATGGCACGGTCCGGGAAGTGAAATCTCCTGATACGCACCAGTTCCTACATAAGTAGCACTAACTGAAAAAACAGGTGAAGCTACTGTAGAACCATAGTAGCCCCATGCAGTATTTGCATACCGACAATTATGCAGGTATGACAATCTTGAAACAGGAAATGTATACGTTGGGTCATCTTCTTCAGCCCATACTCCAATGAATTCAATAGTATTGCTCATGCCATTGGTAGTATCCAAATTGGCATCAGCAGACTTAGTATGAACAATACTATAGGGAGAAATTTCCACTGGCAAGAGATTACCAGATGGATGATAAAGAACCGAGAAAAATAGGTTCGCAGCAGTTTGATTGATAGTAGCTACAACAGCAGCAGCACCAGCAATCTTATAGCCCAAATCACCATCAGTTGATGCAGCGTTCTTAGTATTGATACCAGCAGTAGCAGCTACAGGTCCAAGGACATTAGCTAGGCAGTCCTGAATACCCAACCCAAGAGCACCAGTAAGACCGATAATTTGAGCTGCTGAAGTGCTGCTCTGTAGGTTCTCATATTGAGTGCTACCAACAGGATTTAAGTTACTATTGAGAGTTTGAACCCCCGCGCCAGTCCATCCAACTACTGAAGATGAACGAACAGGATACTTCCTGATATGGCTTCCCAATAGCCAATCAATCGGGAACAAATCGTCAAGAAATAGCAATGTAGCAACATCGACGTTGGCTGGTAGGTCAGCATTGACCCAATCATCCATGTCGATTTCTACGTTATTATCCCTTGGGCTATTCCACTGTCCAAGGTCACTATTATTATGTGAAGTGCCATTATTTAGTCCATGTCCAATGTTGTCAGTGAAGGTATAAACCAAGATTCCATTAACATAAACCTTGATAATACCTGACGTTCCAACACCTGAAGCATGGAATTTCAGGAAAATATCTACCCTATTCCATTCAAGCAGAACTGGAGTAAATACAGTTCCTTCATTAACCTGAGTATTTGTAGCATTGATACTAATGCCAGAAACAGCACCAGTAGTCTCCAATTGGAGTGCAAATCCAGCACCGTTAGATGGTGTGCCGTGACATCTCCATAAACCAGCAGGATTAACTGTAGGAAGCCTTCTTACTCTGAAATAAAATCTCTCCCACGATGTAGCAGGAGTCAAACCAGTTCGATATTCAGCAGTTTGATGGTTATTGATTGATGAGTTAGTTCCTCTAATAGCTAAACCACATCCATCAATCGTGCGCGAGGCATCTCTAGTTGCTAGTCCAGCAGTATTTGATGAACCACCACCTTCAGCATTGGCGTTCCATTCAAATCCATCAATCCAACGCCTTTCCGACATTACGTTGCCGGGAGGAGTTGTAGCAGCACCCGCGCCTGAACTTAGAACAATATTTCCAGACCAAATAAACAATCCATCTGGTCCAGCAGGCCAAACAACTGGAGGATAGCCTTGTTGAGCCGGAACTGTAAATTCAAGAACAGAATCATCAACAAATACACCTGATGGTTCAGGAAAACCAATTTCTGAACCCGGTGTATAAGGAGCAGGAAATAAAATTCCCTTAGGAATTATATCAACATTTCCCGATGGATAGGGATAGGGAATTGCAAAGATTGAAGCAGCTTGTCTAGGAGACATTTCAAGCAAAGGACTTCCAGCAACCCCCAAAGCAAAAGCATATTCGGAGGGGTCGCGAAAGAATATAATATAGTTCATGTAGTAAGTAATTGGAGGAGCCATTAGAATAGACTGTCCGCTGTAAAGCGTGGAAGAACCTTGATGACACTTCCCGCAATGGGAGAGAATGGAACTAGTCCAGATGCGAATCTTTCAGCCCACATCAAGTGTCCATCACTGTTTCTAGTCACATAATAGCCGTAAATCGTGCCCGGTGCGTTAGTTACACCAGTGAAATTCCATGTCTGAGTAGCGTCATAAACGCCAACAGAAGGATTTCCTGACACGATACTCCAGTGTGCGAATGTCAAGGGGAAACTGGTATATCCCCCACCAACCACTTCTGTAAAACTTGCAGCAGCATTAGTGCCGACAGGCGTAACGTTGTTACTATACAATCTCAGCGTAAGTGCTGGAGTTAGTAACGTCGTTAAGACTTCGACTTCTAGTGCGTCAGGGATGACCATTGACATTTTACACCTGGTCGCAGCCTAGAATCAGCTCGTTGATGTTGATTAAACACAAAGTGTTCACGAATGTCTCAAATGTCCAAGGACACCAACGTATCGACTTGGGGTCAAATCCGTTTGAATAGTTGGCATACAGAACTTGTCGGTCAGTTGTGACACAATACAGGTTCTGTCCAACTGAATCGTTCACCATCTGGATGAAACGATTCTTTGTCTTAAAATCTTGGGCTGTCCATAGCCCTTGTATCTTCCAACTTAGTTCTGGAAGAATATACCTGCCATTGAATTGGGTAATTCCCTTGTAAGTCCCAACGACAAGGTAGTCAATATTTGACCCGCCAGCATCCACAACAGTCGCAATGCCATGAACACCACATCCCATAGCATTATCAACGCCAGAAAGTGGCCAAGTAGTAGGCTCGTCCCCGTTATCCACCCAAGATACGGTCTTGTTTCGCTTGAAAGCGTAAAATACGTCCCGTAACTCAGCCCCATTAGTAATAGGATTCCCATCCGGTGGGAACAGTAGAAGTCCAGTAATTTGAGAAACAGCCTCAGGCTCTCCGACAGCAGAGACACGAATAAGTGAAATATTATCGTGTTCAGTCCAGTAACACATACGGTTATGGTAAGTGCACATACCAACACCAGCAGGTATATTAGTGAAATTATCGAGTAAGTGCGTCGCGTCTGCCAATAAGTCTTGGTCGAAAAATGAAATGTTGCTAAGAGTAGTAGTAGTATTGTTGTTAATGTCAGCCCCTGGGATGAAGAATAAATCGTAGCCATTAACGTCTCCGTTGTAATCATGAATTACTTTAGAAGCAACAATGTGCTTCTTAACAACAAAAGTTTCAGCACTATTTGCGACACCAGTGAAACTGACAGAAAGGCTAGGACTCGTCGTAAATGCCACAAGTCCACCGGGAGCAGTAAGATAGCCTGTATCAGTTTCATATACATAGCCGAAAATATGCACACCAGCGTCAGTGTGCCCGGCTGCACCATTTGCTGCTGTAAGATTTGCTGATGGCTTGGTTCCACCTGCTTTACGAGCGGCTGCACCAGCACCAAGATAGACATAGACAGATTCACTAACAAGCCCACGCTCACGGTTTAGTCCACCTACTAGCTCTGTCGTAAATGGGGTAATGTAAGCTCGTCCTGCGTAGGGCGCGAAGCCGAAATCTGTCATAGTCGGAATAGTTAGAATTGGTCCAAAAATGGTGGTTGAATCTACCACATGATAGATATTACCACCAGTTGTAAGGACTAAAATAGTCTGTTTATCTGACGTTGGATAGTTGTAGATTCTCAAAATAGAAGCTACGGGACTAGCCACAGATTGACTGCGACTAACCCCGTAGCGACTACCAAATGAGTTGCTACCATAATACCGAAGGTTTACGGCATCAGAAAAATGGTCCATAGGCGTAGATTCAGGGTCATCCCTGTCCCATAGCCCATTAAATCTGTCCAAAACTATCGGTGTATGGTCTCTCATTTTACACGCCCGAGTTGATTACCCACTTCTGGAGGCTGACAACCCAAGTCAGGAATACTGCACGATTGATTACGGCAGTAATACCTACGAGAATGTTACCACCAGTTCCAAGGATGACAGAACCATCCACAGGAATAAGAATAATCAACTGACCCCATGTGTATCCACCCGCGGGAGCAGGCGCGATGGTGTCAATCTGAGTGGTCCCTGTGATTTTGACGATATCACTCTTTACGGGGCCAATAGCTGTGGCTGATGCTTGAGTTTCCTCACTCAGCCTTGCAATACGTCCAGGAATCATCCACCCACCTCCACAGATTCCTACGTCATGAATCCGCGCCGTTTATAGGCCGCACGGAATGGCCTTCTACGAGTTGAAATGTTCTGCTTACCCTTGACCCCAATACCAGTAGCCCGGTCAATTGCAAGGACAGCATTAGCATTCAACGCGTTAGCTGAAGTCTCGTTACGTTCGATGAACTCTGCACAAAGAGCAGCAGTTCGATACTGAAGGAAAGAAGCCGCGTTAACTACATTGATGATGGTATTCTCGTCGATAGTTGCCCCCGCGTCTGGGAATAGTTGGAGGATGTAGTCCATTTTAATGTCATTATCCTGATTGGAAGCCAAAAACTCGATTTTCTGGCCGTTCCATGTGTAGTATACGAAGTTGTTAGTTTGGACTCCTTCCAAATCGTGTGGAAGGTAATCTCTCTTTGACATTGGAATATAGGGGTCAATACCGTGATTCCTTTCCCACAACTGGGCGGGTTCTACGAAATCATCAGGTAGAGTAGGAAGGAGTGGAGTTCCAGCATTATTGAATTCAATAGCTGTTACACCAGCAGCTACTTCGATTGCAACAGTAGATTTCTGAGTTACGGGAATACTATTGAGTTCATAGAACTCCCGTAACTCCTGCATTGCCATCCGTAGATATGGCGATTGGGCAGCATAAGTATAGACAGTCTTAGCGGTATCGTTAAGTAACGACGCCGACAAGTCCATTATGTTGCCGCCGACCAAATCTACTGATGCCATGTTATGCCGTCTTTGTCTTTGCTTCCAACAACTGCTTAGTCATTGGATGGTCAGGGTCAGGGAAGTGACAGGCCGCGCAAATTGGATAAAGCGGGTTCTTGAGAGAACCACAAGCCTTACAACGCACCATGTCAACCATCTGGAAGTCTTTCATCCAGTCCTTGATTTGTGAGAGATTCAACTCTCGCGCTGCCATTCGCATATCATCGCTGATAGCGAGTGGGTTTCCATTGGAGCGCGCCCACAGTGAATCTGCCATCTTTACAAGGAGTGAATACCAGTTCTTCTGACGCCTTTCAGCATCATCAAGAGCACCCTTGTATTCCTTCTGAACCCATGCCAGTGTAGCAGGGATATCAGCATTATTCTTCGCGTCCATCTTGGCACCGGGAAGATAGAATAGTCCCGGCATCTGTTCAGCCATGTCGCACGCGAGGATTCCATTGCAATAATCCTTGACGATGGATTCTGCAATCTGAATAGCACCGACAGGAATTTCCAGAAGTGGCTGTTCCTCGTCGATATCTCTCCACCAGCTACTCGGTCCTACGACCAGAATAGAAGGTTTTGCAACACTTCCGGGTTGAATCTCGAAAGTTCCCGGCTGAATCGTCGGTTTCTTTTCGAGAATGTATTTCGGATAGATACTTACTACGGTTGCCTTGTCAAACTGATTGACAGGACCACGAATTGTCCTGCGCTTCCAATCAGTTCCGGGGAATGCTCCTACTTGAGACATGGTTACTCCTGACTGGCTTCAATTTTGGGCTTGCCAGTATAAGCCACGGCTTCACCTGTAATGGTTCTGCCGAGTAAGGAAGATTCGTCACCAAAAAGTTCTTCGGTGAGCTTCTTGATGCGTTGTTCTTTTACTTCTACTGGATGATTTTCCTCCTCATCAACATATTTACGCAGGGATTTCTTTCCCATAGCAGCGTAAACAGTATTGATTACAAACTCACACGCTTCGTAATTCGGTGGAAGTGCTTCTTCTGTGTATGCGTTCTGAAACGGATACATACACTCGTAAGACACTCTTTGAGTAGGCAATTCACCTACATGAATATCCGGAACAAGACATAGACGTTCCAGAATCCAACGGTCTTTTACCCACTGATACTTTGGAAGTTCCAAAACTTCCGGCGAGAGCATCACAAAACCCTCGGGAGTATAATTAGTCAGACGCTTCTCATACTGGTCATTTGACCATGAGACTCGCCACATAGCTTCGCCGCTAACACTATCCATACCGAAGATATCTTTCAACCTTCGGTTGATAATCTTAACGTCCTCTGGAAGTTCTGGGAAATCCATTACTGTTGTGTTTCAATTTGACGTTCGAGTTTTGGCTGAATCTGAGGAGTCTTGATTCTCCCCGTCCCCCGAGTGTTATAAACAGTGAGCCACCTCTTATTTTCTTCATCCCATTCAGGTTCAATAGTAACTGTGCCCATATGACCACACATTACGGTCGAATCACAGTATAGTTGGATACCAGCCTCGCGCATACGCTTGCAGAAGCCAATATCATCACACCATTCTTCTTCATCAAGTTCTCCGAGCCTAACATAAGGCTCATCGAGCTTATCGAAAACTGACATTTTGACAAGTAGGAAACCAAATCCAGCCGCTGCAATGGGCGTTAGATTTGGCTTTTCAATCAAATACATTGGACAACAGAGTCCATCATCATCTGCCAAGTCAAAAACTACGGCTTGGTGAGGATAAGACCTGCTGAGATAAAGCCCCGACACAACATCGAGGTCGTGTTCAAGCAATTTATTCAATCCATCAGCAGGATAAGTCATATCGTCATCAATGAACAGGATATGAGAACATTCCTGTTCTTTAGCAGCTTGAATCAGTATATTCCTCGATTTGGCTGGTGAGCGACCATGAACGAAGCTAATGATAGCTCCCGGTGGCTTATCCAGCATGTGGTAGTAGTCGTAGAAATTGGCATTACGAGCGTATTCGCCAGTAGACACCGTGATTAGGACTTTACTGTTGACCATATCGTTGCATTTACCTCTACTTTACCAATCAAGTTATCGACTACTTCTTTCACATCGGGCCACCCCGGAGCATTATAATCATGCCCACAAAGTAGTCCACCAGTTGACAACAGGTCGAAACCTCTCCGAATGTCTCTTTTTACCGATTCCTTCAAATGGTCCCCATCAATGAACACCATTTGAACTTTTTGTGGCAATTTGAAACGATGGGAGAATTCTCGAACTGGAACTACACGCCCCTCGTCAATATGGTCTTTCAGATTCTCGATGAAATACGGCATAACAGCCGTAGAAATGATATTAGGATTATCCTGATTCATCAAATCGTTAATATTGTAGTGTGGACTCCAAGGGTCAACACACCATAGTTTGCCACCGGGCATCATATTATCGGCTAATGCCCTCGCGCTACGCCCATGAAATGAGCCAAATTCGACAATATACTTGTGATTACGTGCCTGTGTAGCGAGCCACAGTAATTCAGGCTCACTCATCCAACCCTCGATAAGGGTAGCTCGTGAGATGTCTACTGGACTCGCTACACTCGGCATCGCAACTCCTATTTCACGTAGTATTTCGCCGTGCTGGGGTCGTAGAACAGCAGCACAGGAACACTTGTGGAAGGCGTAGCTACAGTCTTGATGTTACCAGACGTAGTGAACGCCGTGGGAGTAGTCGTGGTGAAAATGAACACCAATTCGTGCTGTCCGTCAGCAGGTGGGGTAATCGTTGCAATTGCAGCGGTCCCACTGATGAACGAAATGAACGACTGAGGTGCTACAACAGTTGCTGACGCAATAGTGTTGGGCTTTGGCTGCTGTGCTCCCTGAACCGACGAAAGGTTCTGGAAGTTGAGGTCATTGCTTGGCATTGGACCCCCTATTAGTAGCCAGTCGGAACAGCCAACGCATCAATATAGGCACAGGCAGCAGGGTTTGAAACAAACGTCTGCATACCGCACACCATATAGAAGATGTCAGCAGTTACGACACCACCCGAAGGGCCACGGATTTCGAAAATCTTACGACCATCGGTGGTGTAGAATCCGATGGGAAGAATTTCGCCGCGTCCCCACACTTCGTCAACGACAAAGTCAATACGAGTTTTGTCCCAGTTGAAGGAGCCAGTAACAGATGCACCAGCCATCTGCATACCGCCGCCATCACCATTTCCGAAATACATGTCGAGGTTTTCAGACTTGGCCTGTTTTGAGATGAGGATAACAAGCTGTCCAATTTCCTCGTATGCCTGAACCTGACAAGGGTGCATCCAAGCGCGTGGCTTGAATGTATTGTCGATTCCGACACGGTTACCCACCTTGTTCATGGCAAGACGTGGGAATGGAAGCGCCAAACCAGCAGACGCAGCATTCACACGATTTGCACGAATTTCAGGGGTAGCAGCACGGCTAAATCCGAGCCATGTTCCTGCTGACGCGTTGCTGTGGTGATACGGCACACCATACAGCGCGGGCAAGGACGTAGGCGCAGAAATACCGTTAGTGACAATCTTATCCGTGCCAATAACACCAGCAATGGCAGGGAATACGTCGATTGTCTTGTTCTCAACGTCCCACTTCGTGATTACGCCACTACCCTTCAGCGTTGCAAGAGTCGTGTCGTAAACCTGAATAGTCTGACCGAAACGCATCAGACGGACGCCGAAACCATCAGTTGAACAAACATACGTGTCTGTTCCACCTGAAGTAGTAGGAGTCGTAATGACACCGATAACACCAGTGCCATCCTGCATCATTTGTGCGTCAAGCTGCCTACGCAACTCGTCAAGTGCAGTCGCAGTAAGTCTACGCACCCCGTTGGTGATAGCCTTACGCTCATCATCAGTTGACCACTGAGTGAGCTTCGTGTATTCGATGTTCTCGCTTACGAATACACTGGTGAGAACTGCCTTGTCGAAAGTAGGACCGCCACCGCGTCCCAAGTCTCCGCCATCAGCATTGAAATACTGAAAGCTTCCACCGGGGCGCAGTTCCAGAGGAACACGCATCTGTCTGTTCGAGATTTTCTCTACGTCACGCTTCTTGATGTTGGCGTAGAACTTGTCATCCCGCTCAAACAGTGTGCGAATCTTCGGGATAACGCGCTCAAGTTCAAGCGCCGCTACCTGAGATTCAACAACAGCCACTGTTACTCTCCTTAACTAGCCAGAATTAGCTAGTCAGAGTTGAGGAAATCTAGCGATGACATTCCTTTCGGAATATCCTTCGCATCTCTAATTTTGCCAGTTGGTCTATCTTGGGAACGTGGCCGTCCCGCTGGAACTGGACCCCTTCTCGGAGTCGTATCTTCTTCGTCTTTCACTCTCTTACCCATACCACGCAAGGCTTCATTACGTGCCTTTGAGATGACCCTAGGCAATAGGGTTTTTGCCTTGCTGACATAGGCCGAACGAATCCTATCAGTAGAGGCTTTGGAGAAATTCTCCTGAAAAGCCTTTTCCCACAGTTTATCAACCAGAATCTTGAAGCGTCCATCCTGATTGATAATAGTTTCCAAAGTATCCAACGCATCACGAGACGCATTCTTTCTAACGTAATCCGTCATTGACGATTTCGGGTCAATGTTTGCATCAATCGTGTTACGTAGTGTGTTGTTAACGCGAGTATTCAACTCCCCGCGCGTAGTTTCAAATTGCTGTCTTACGAAACCACGTTCACGTTCAGTAAGTTGTTTCTCGCGTGAATCATCCGGTCTTTCACCCTTTGCCAACTGAGTTGGGGGTTGAAAATCTGATGTTCCAAAAACAAACTGATTCAGAAGATGTGCAGCATTCTGAAGCTGTTCATTCTTGGTGTTACGAGCTTCCTTAACCATCGCCATGATGGTGTGCTTCGTAACATTTCCAATTACGTGGAAGTATGCCTTGTCATCCACGCGTGCGAGAGTAGGAAGATAGTCATCAACAATCTTCATGAAACCATTGATGTTGGTTTCACGAACAGCCTTCAGAACATTTTCAGTATTACCATTCATTACGTCCTGTTCAAATCTATCAAGAGTCTGTGACTTTTCGACAGCCACTTTAGCATCAGCAATAGTTGGAAGCAACTCAGTGAATTGCTGCTCCCGATAGTATGCCTTCTCCAAGTAAGGAAATTCCTTGAACAAGTTGGGATACTTCTTGAGAATATCCCTTCTCCTTACCGGAGTTACAAGTTCAAGCTGTTCTTCTGACGGCTCCTCTAGTTCATCTTCGATTTCTTTGAGTTCGTCATCTTCAGGTTCGTCGTCGTCATCCTCCGATGTTTCAGGCACTTCATCTTCATCGGAAGAATCTTCCTTCTTTTCTTCCTTTTTGCCCTTTTTGTCATCGAGAGGAATAGTCTCCTTTTCGGTGTCATCATCTTCGGCCATGAATTCAATCATGTCCTCTTTTGATGTATCACCACTGCCACCAATAGTAGCAGCGCCACCCCCACCTTCAGATTCGGGTGCGAGTGTAGGGACTAGTGAATTACTGAGTCTGAACATTTTCTTCTCCAGTTATGGGTGCTTCTTGGTCTTTAGGATTGGGCTTCGCATTAGGAGCAGCACCTTGCGCCTGTTCCGAGCCTTGCTCATTCATAGCACTCATCATCAATAGTTGACGATAAGCACCACCATAGAGCAATACGTTTCGATAACCCTCAGGATTATCGTTCTTAGCCTGTCTACCTGCTTCGCTAATAACCCACTTCCTGACAACCTCAAATGCAATCTTGGGGTTATCGTAAACAGGGTCTGGCTCCACTGCTGGTGCCTCTGGATTCATAGGGTCACCAGTAGGAATAGGAGCAGAATTAAGAAGCAGCTTAATATCATCATTAGCCTTAATAACATCATCCTCACCCGGAACGTAGAAGTCAGTTAGACCAATATGTTCACGAATGATAGGAAGGTTTTCAGGCGCAGCGAGCACTTCCAGAATCTGTGGATTAGCAGCCTGTAGAAGCTGCATCAACACATCCTTCTGCTGGCTCCAAGTCATTGGAAGATTTTCGTTAGCTTCCAATTCTACTCTACCAATCTTTCCTTCCAGTTCAGCTTTACGAATAAAGACGTTAATGAAGGAACCATCCTTCTGACGCTGAACGTCTTTCTCATCTTCCTGCACTTCTTCGATATACATCGGAATTACTTTACCGAAGATTTGCTTCCACCACATGGTGAACATCTTCCAAGTATTCTGCAATCTCTGAAGCGCCTGTGCGCGAGACATTGAATACTGTGAAGCTGTCTCTCCCTGACCTTGCATCGCGCCACCAAATAGTGATGGAAGTGCGCCCGATACAAGTTGCGCGAGGGATTGAATATTGTTCGCAAACGGCATAACCTCAGATGAGAGTTGTGCAGTTTTCACTTCGTAGAATGCGTCACCGATAGACTTACCAGTTTTCGGGGTAGCTTCATAAATAGCTCCCGGCACTGATTCCATCTGACGATACGCATTAAAATTCAGAACTCCGGGGTCAGCAAATGTCTGACCGATACCATGCTCAATAGTTTGCAGGATTAGTGAGATAAGGTCGTTCGTAATTTCCTGCACGCTAACGAGAAGTAAGCCAAGGGGGTCGTAATGAATATAGTCGCTAAGAGGATTATGAGTAAGAGTCCAGCAATCATCAAGGGACTCATTACACGCCTCAGCAAACTCATCATTGACCAAAACCACCTTGGCCCCATTAGGAAATAAACCTTTCAGCTTGTCGATATCTTCCTTGTTCGCGAGAACATTAAAGGCAGATGGACGAAGCCAATTGTTCCTAATGGTAACCGTGTTGACCGGGTATGCACCTTGATACTGCGGTGAAAGTCTGCCCCACTGTTCGTAAGGGTCTTTTGGTCCTACTGCTGCACGATACTTATTTGCAGTTTCTTCCCACTTCTTACCATGCAGATGGTCATATCTTTCGATAGCCAACGCATAGTGAGTCTCATACGCGTAAATGAGATAGGGTGTATCGCACTGCTTCCTCGCGTAATTCGCAACCTTAACATAGAGTCCACCATATGCTTCAAGGCAGATTCTAGTTTTCGGTTCTTTAGTTACTCCAACAAGTCTAGTTACAATCAGTGACTTCTGTGAGAGTTGGGGCTGAATTAGTTGCAAGCAAGCAGGACACAAATCATCTGCATCACCACCACTATTCTGAAGAACATCCTGAACCTCAACATCTTCAGGCATGAACTCATCATAGGCTTGGTCAGCCTTCTCTTGAATCGCCATAAGTTCTGGCGTCATTTGCTGAGCATCTAACTCATAACCACAATTAGGACAAGTGGTTACTTGCTGGTCCTCAGTATCTTCAGTGTATTCTTTCTTGTCATATGTGCCGTATGATTCATCCTCTTTCGGATAACCATAGCAAGCTACCATACCCTCAGTGCAGTAAATAAACAAAGCATGAAGCCACAAAAGAGGAACATCATTGTGGCGATATACCAGTTGGGCAATCTTATCCCCCGCTTTCGCTGTTGAGATATCGAGGGAGTTATCCGCATCATCAGGAAAGCACTTAATAGGAGGAATAGTAATGCTAAGTGCAGCAATAATTGACTCCAAGTAAGCCCTAAAAATGTTAATAGGCTTGTCATAGTAGGACTGCTCAGTATCGTCACCTTGTTCATCTTGGTCCCAGATACGCCAATCATGCGCAACTTCGGAATACCAAGCCTTCTGGAAACCCTCCCAAAATAGCTTCAGTCTGCGCCATGTGCGAATTTGTCGCTCACGGACAGAAACATCTTCCTTATCGAAGTGGTCTACTACTTCTTTAAGGAGACGCTGGATTTCGTCAGAAGGTAGTGTAGCCACTAGTAACCCATTGGTGGGCGCGGGGGACCACTCTGCTGATTAGCAAGATTGTTATAAGCATTCCAGAGTCCACCACCCTGAGGTGGCATATTCGGTGCTGGCATGGGACGGCCCATCATTCCACCAGTTACACCAGTATTTCCACCCATCATCGGAGAGTGGATATTAAATCCCGGCTGAGGCATTACTCCACCACCACCCGGAGCCATAGGAGGTGGGGGTTGCATCATGGAAGGCGGACGCACCATACCACCACCCATCATAGGTGGAGGCGCAGGATGTCCCATTGGTGGCGCACCAGCCATAGGAACACGTCCAAATGCTGGCATACGTCCCGGCATTTGTCCCGGTGGCATACCACCATTACCCATACCGGGTCTACCCATCTGAGGCGGAGGGGTCATACTGTAACCCCTATTCATTCCGGGATTAGTTGGACGCTGAATAGGCACCGGGCCTGAACGTCCAAAAGCAGGTGACGGCCCTACGTTGAGTGGCATTTACATTACTCCGAACTTCTTCTGGAATCCCTTAGAAGGTGCAACATCCACCTTCTTTGACTTTGGCTGGTATTCCTTCTTACCTGCACCAGCCTTTTTCTTTTCAGACAACATGATTGCAATTGCCTGACCTCTATTGGTAACCTTCTTTCCAGTCTTGGAACCAGAATGAAGTTTACCATGCTTGAACTTGTGCATGACTTCATCGAATGGCATCACTGGCCTCGCTTCTTGTAAAGCGGACTACCCATTGACGGAGCGGTATCAATGCCTTGTTGCGCCGGAAGATTTATATCCATCGCACCAGTAATAGGACTCTGTTGATAAGGCTGGTGCTGTCGAATCATTCGGTCCTGCTCATTTTGAAATGCTTCCATTTCATGAGGACGCCAGTAGTATGGATTATCTAGTGGACCACCCTGAGTAATTCCCTCCGGAACTTTCTCATCTGGTGTCATCATATTCATAATAGTTTTATACCAAGGAGTTTCCTGAGCCTGACGTGAATGCGTCATCTCATGAGCCATAATGTTTTCCATTGAATTCTGTGATTGACCCTGAAGTGCATTAGGGTCATAAGTAATATTACCAGTAAATGGATTAGTTACAGCAAATGCGCCCTTAGGCATGAAGTATTTAGTGAGTAGTGATGAATTTCTAGGGGAAACTGTTACTGGTTTTACATCAGGCATCTCACCACTTACCTTGGCGTATGCCCTTTGCATAGACTCATCCAGTAACTTGTTTGTTTCCTCCGGAGTCTGATTGTGCCTCGCGTTCTGCTGTGGCAATGTCTAGTTCCTTCTCAAGTTCTTCAGTAGATTTCTTCTCAGCAGCTACATCTGGTTGTGCGGCACTACGTAATGCCCGAGCTTTCTCTCTATCTTCGCGCTCAAGCATCTGACGACGCACATTCCATGGAATCATTTTCGGTTTACTTACCTCTTGGAACACAGGAGGTGCAGTAGGTTCAGGGTCTTTCAACAATTTATTCAAAACTTGTGACTTCTCGTAGTTAGCAATAGCGAGTTGTTCGCGCAAAGTCTCACAAGACTGACAAACTTTTTCTTCTGTTACAACTTCGCGTGTCAGTTTTGTGCGCCTCTCACGAAACTCATACTTGATTTCGAGTAGTTCACGTAACCAGTGAAACATTATCCTCTCCTTCTATGGAATCTAGTGACAGATTGCATTTTGGATGGCTGGTCTATCGCTCTCATGTTGCGATAATACGCAGTCCAGTCCTGATTATTCTTTAGTGCCTGAGTAATAGCCTCCTGTTTCTGAATCTTTTGAAATTCTGACGAAGCATCGTCGAAATAACGCTCTGCTGAGTCAACTGCATATCGGAGGTCATCGTAAGGGTCATCCCCCTCGAACTCCGCAACATCCTCAGCAGGTTTACCAGAGTTGCCCTTCTTATCATAAGAGCAAGCCTTGATAGCGTCTATCATTAGTGGGCAACAATTCGGATGCCCTTCATGAATATGTTCCGTGCAACAGAAAATCTGTAGCTTCGGAATATTAGTTTCCTCATCAGGAGGGTCGAATAGTCTATGATATGCTTTGTATTCCTCCAGACCCTTATTCCGGAGAATCCACATTGCATATTCTTCAGAATATACCGGCATCTCTGACGGTGGAATGATAGGCTTCTGTGCCCATCTCAAGTATTCATGAACTAACATCTTACCGGATATACGCGAACCCGGACCAGATGAACTTAGTTCAATAGGACGCTCAAGTGCAGTTTCAATCTGCTGCTGAATAGTATGTTCTTGGCCTCTATCTTGTGAGGCTGACTTACAGAACTTAACTACTTTAGGATGTTCCCTGTCGATGTAATCCTTTACGACAGGTGCCCATTCCTCAATCTTAGTCTTTAACCAGTATAGTTCCCTATACAAGTAAAGACGCTTAGTAGGTGATACTGCGTAGAAACCTATGTAGGTCATCGCAGCAAAACCCCAATCCCCTACTACGAACCTCGGCCACCAGTCTGGAATCTCAAATGCTGGCAACACATGAAGTGCATTTTCGGGTTCATCAGGATATTGCTTATCTCTAAACTCGTCAAACACCTGTCCCTGATAAGCGTCCCAATCTCCATACTTCCTCGCTTTACGCTCAGCCTCATTTGGTATACCATCGAGACGAGCCGTATATTGCGGGTCAGCGTGTGGGTTATCAGCGACAGTTGAATGGATGTAAATTCTTTTTACGTTTCCCTTACCTACAATAATCGTTCCAGAGGGTGCTGGAGATACAAATCGCTTCTTAGTGAAGGTGTGCCCAATACCTCCGGGCATACCTGCCGCACGTATAATAGCAGGTAGTGCAGGGTCGCTAGTTCGGACTCTAGTGAAGCCAATGTATAAATAGATGTATTCAGTGAAGGTCGTAAGTTCGTCAGGGGTAAATAGATTGATTTCCATTGAATCATATTTATGGGCATCATCTTCTTCCTCACAATGCGCCAAGAATATTAGTGCGCCAGTCCTCGCGCCCGTTCCCCCAATTTCATCAGGACGAGGGAACGTCCACGTCATATCAGTCTTATTGAATGTTGCCCCAAACTTCGGATAGATTTCCCGAGAGCGTGGAACAATTTCATTACGTAGTTCAGGATAAGTCCTACGCATGAAAACCTGTTTGAACTTCGGGTTCTCATGCCACTTATTGATGAGGCCGTATATAAGTAGCACATCTGATTTACCAGATGCGTTGCCACCTCCATACAGTCCCTCGAAGATTGTAGTAGGAAGGGATAGAAATTCTTCCTGCTTCCTATTGGGCTTCCAAAAGCCCTTATCAAAAGCCATTAGTTAACTGGAATACCTGTGTGAACACCAAGCACTGAGAACAGAATCACCAGCACAACTACCAAGAGAACTGCAATTGCAATTGTCTTGAATGGCTGAGGAATATCCAGTGCGTAGACTGCCCACGCAATAACGCCACAAACGAGCACCCAGAATAGAAGTGTTAGCATGGCTCACCTATGTTTGAGAACAACGACAAGCCCCGCGGTCGTGGCAGTTTGACGGATAAATCCACCGCCAACTTCTGCCTGATTATTGGAATCCAGAGTTACAGCTTTCGCAGTGGAGAAAGCCACTTCATTGGACTGCTCAATAGTTCCACCAGTTTGGGAGAACAACAGACAACGCGTAACAGGAGCAGCGTAAATCTGGTCCTTCACCATCGTGACAGGATATCCGACAGCGAGAAGTTCCGTTGGCACATCTACTCCTTGGTATGCACTACAGCGTATTGTTCTTCACTACGCATTTGTGGTGCATAAAAAACAAATGTCGGTCCATTGTTATTCTGTGGAATCCCTCTATCATCAGGTTCCATAGTTTTGACAATGGCCGACATATCCTTGGCAATACCCGCCAAGTCTTTTGCGTTAGCTGATTCTAGTTTATCATCAGTAATCTTATTGAGCGCACGCATAAGTTTACCTCGCGCACGCTTCGCGATTCTCTCTTTCGCTTCTTTGATTACTTTTCCGTTGGGTCGTTCGGCGTAACTGGAAGTTGATGTGGCACCAACTCCGTATGCAGATGCGCTGGATGGGGAAATACCGAAGCGAGTAGCTAATTCTACGGCAGATTGTCTACCGTTAGTAATAGCCTCGTCACCAATAACAGCACGCAGGGAATCTGGAACTTCTACGTTCCCTGCCCCGCGTCCCCTGTTAATTGGTTCGATAACTGTAGTGACAGGACTCTCTTTAGAAGGGACTGAGTTATCCACTTCCTTCTCGAAGTCCTTGTCTGAAACTATTCCCATCGGCATGGTATTTATTCCTCGCGAATGTGATTAGGGATACGTCCGATACACATTCAGCAACTTCCAGTAGTTATGTCGTTGTGGAATGTCACTTTCCTTATAGTTGTATGTCACCAAGATTGCTGTAATCTCAGCCAACACACTAGCTTTACTTGCTCGTAGTTCTTCTACTGTTGGCATGTTACACCCCAGTCAAATCAACGGGGTCTGCCGGATTCTTCGAGTGATGACGATACCTATTGATTAAATCCCAATAGGGGTCATGCACTGGAATGTCACTCTCAATATTGTTATACTGAGCTAGAATCTTTGTGATTCTATTCAGTAGTCTATCCGCTGGTGTTGGGTCAGCCATGACAACCTCGCGAACTTACGAGATAGTCAGGGTCAGAGTTCCAGCAGTTCCCGCGATTGTTCCAGTAATAGTAGTCGTTCCAGTCAAATCAAACTCGTGTTCAGGAGGTGAGTTGGTATCTCCACCTGTGAACAACTGAATGATTCGACGGTCGGGAAGGAACAGAACGCCAGTAATACCTGTGTAGACTGCCGCAGTATTGGCGATGTTCGGTCCCGACTTTGCCGTAATCGTGACGGTTGCTGACATACAATTCTCCTAGTTATTCCGGAAGCTGATTTTCAGTCCCTCGGAATGGCATGGTGAGTCTACCACGACCCGGACTGAAAGTCAAGTTTATTATTCTTTACTTCCGGAAGTGAATCAATAAAATAACTTTTTTTTTCTGGGAAAATTCGAGGAGTCCCAATAATATTATGTCGAGTCAGATGATTGCCATGTCCGCGCAAAAGTGTGCAACTGTGTGCATTGCTGTGCAGGGGTATGCAGGGGTGGGAAGAGCCATTGTGTGCAACCCTGTGAAATTCTGTGCAATTTTGTAAAACAATATGTCAATCAGCGCAGCCTTGTGAAATTCTACCCCGCGTCGGACTAGAGAGTGTGCAGCCGCGTGCAACCATGGGAAAGTCTGCCAACCTAGGGACATCGTGTCTGCCCCGAGGTAGAATACACCTTCGCCTACGAAAAGTGTAAGTTGTTGAGAACAAAGGAGTTACAGCACTTCCGGAAGCGAAAGTCATATGGTATGGCATATGCTTTATAGTATGGTGTCGCCCGAGCGCGGACCGGCCACAAGGTGGAAGTTACCGCGCAAGGGTTTGACGGGGGGCCGATAGGACAGGCCCGATTAAGATAAAAGTCCGTCGGAATAGGTGTGCTCACTACTCCCCGAAGCATTAACAGGGTCGGGGGCGACAACGGGGGCACCTTGACAAATACTACTCGGGGCTTGACAAATTGTCTGGCCCATGCTAGAATGGTTCTACGCTGGACCGATGGCAAATCCGCCACGGTCAACCCAAGGAGTCGTTGTGGAAACACTGGTTGGCAAGTTCACCTTTGCAATCCCCGAGGGTCACCCGCAGGCGGGCGACAAAATCGAGAAAACTTTCGAATTCCGAAAGTGCAACACTCTCGATGAGGCAACGGCTGTCATTGCCGAAAAGAAGTGGGACATCACTTCAATGGTCAATGATGTGCTCAAAGCCAATGCGCGGAGCAATGCGTATCAGGCTGCACTGTTGCCGTATCGCCCGTCGGAAGTCACGCCGGATGAAATCAAGGAGCGCATGGTGCGCGACTACATTCGGCTGGGTGTTCCGGAAGATGCTGCACGTAAGCAGGTCGATTCCCTGCTTGCCGCGCAGACTGCAACCGAGTAACTAGGTAGCAGTGGAACACTTTGGGGGCGGTCAACATGACGCCCCACTTTTTCTCACTACTTCCGGAATGGGTGACAATCGTGGACAATACCATCTACCTGCTTTTCCTTCCCCTTGCAACAATCAAGAAAATCCGTAAGGCTGTGAAAGTTCTACAGTCTGCCGGAGTATCGCGTGAGATGGCGATAGATATCCTTCTCCAGCAGCACCGAGAGAAGTATCAACATCTCTACCGATAGCGTTACCTGTTAGATGGGGGCGACTGTATATTGCCCCCATCACTTTCCCCAATGATTGGGAGTCCACAACAATGGATACGATTGCCGAAATTGTGAAGCGTAGCATGAACGCGCACATGAACTATCAACATCCACGCTACGGACGTATTTCTGTAGTCGGTGGAGTCGGTGGTTACAGCACACCGAGAGACAACGAAGGTCCGTATACACATGTAGAACTTGGCATGTGGACGCGTGGGCCTGAGTATCTCGACGGTTACGCTGAGATTCTCGACGAGCAAGAAGGTGAACTTCGCGTATACGGATACGTGCCGATTGCACTTCTCGGCAGGATGTTGGCAGATGTCTAACATCCCCAACCGTCCAACAGGCCCATGCAAGTGGGAGCGTATCTACATCAAGATTGGTGACACTCTCTACCGTGAGATAAAGGTTATCAGTCTCAAGTGGGTTGGAGTGTCGTGGCAGCGTAGGGAAGTAGTTAGGAAGGTGGGGCAATGACGCCCCATCTTCTTCTCGTATGCTTCTTCGTATGGACTGGTATCTGCTTACATGTAGGTATCACTATCGGGAGGCAACGGTGAACTACACTTACGAAGTTCGTAGGCTCGACGAGAATCCCGACAATACTTACACCTTCGGTATGTGGGTGTTAGTATCCACCTTCAAGACTGCCGAGAATGCGTATTACTACGCTCGTCGTGCAGTTGGCCCTACACAGAAACTTCGCATCTTCAAGGTGAGAGTAAAGGAGTAGATGATGCTCAGATTCGGTATGAAGGGTTTCGCTCCACCCAAGAGGTGCCCCGATTGTGGGGCACTTCTCACAGCAGTAGAACTTCGCATCAAGGGAGACATACTGCTACCCTGCAAGTGTGGATGCCAGTTACTCTGGTCACATCCACATGTGTGGCGCAGACTACACGTCGCAGGTCCACTGTTCAGTGACCGCAAGATTGTATACGTCCAGGGCGAGAAAGGATTCATACCAGCCGAGTAGGGCTGGACCCCCGAAAGGGGGACTGTCCTCAGTAGCTAATCAGAGAATCGAGGGCAAGTGTTGTTCACCAGCTGCTAATCAAGTCGCCTGCCTACTGTTCCGGATACCGGAAGTCCCAATGCTAATTGTAGTGTCATTGCTAATCAATTCCATCCGGGAAGTTCGGGATACCCGAAGTCCCCTTGCTAATCAACAACCCTTTATAATATTATAAACCTCGCGATTATGTGAACTTCCCCTATTGCTAATCACGAGTAGGGCCACGGTGTTATGCCTTCTGCTAATCGCGGGCACTCCATAAGCAGGGCCATCGCGCGAGGTTCAGGATACCTGAAGTGTTTTTGCTAATCATTGTTTCGGATACCGAAAGTATTTCTGCTAATCGTATCTTCGCATCTGTTATTTTGAAACATGCAACCAATACAATAATGGAACGTGCTTCTTACCTCTCTCTTACCTTAGCCCTACCGTATTCCTACCCTACTCCTACCCCTTTCCTACCTCCCGAATCGCTCTAAGTGCCTCTAGTGCAACGAGTTAGCTAGACCCCTCCCTCTCCGGGGGTAGGCTGGGGCACCCTCTGAGCGCCTCCGGTAGTGGGGGGAGTTGTTCTCTTTTATTTTTTTTTTTTTTTTTTTTAATATATAATATTATACTACCCTACCCCGTCCACTATCTAGGACACTCCAAGGTGTATGCCGGACCCTACCGGAATCAGGGGGGTCGAGCTAAACCCTTGTGGCTCAACGACTTACGGGGAAAACCGAGGTAGGAATGAGGTAGGGGTGAGGTAAGAAAGGGGTAAGCCTGAGGTAAGAATGAGGTAGGAAGTATATTCCGGAATACTAGTTATAGTAGTATAGGCGCAATACCTTAATAAAAGTGTCCTCTAAATAGGACATAAAATCCAATCTTCCGTATCCATTTCGTTGGATTTATCCAAAATTCCGGTGGCACGAGACTTGCTGTAGCCCCAACATATGGTGTGACACTTTACGGCACCCCATCATATTGTGGAAGTGGGCTGCGCCGGATTAGGTATGATTCTTGCACCTTATGGCTCTGGGCCGACGGCCCGACGGTCGATAATATTGTAGAATCTGAGACTGAGGGACACAATGTCAATAGCGCAACTAGTAAAGAAAGGTGAATGTGAAGTCTGCGATAAAGTAGACGTCAACATCACCTGTCACTATGGTAACATGTGGTTCTGCGATGAATGCTGGGCTACTGAATCAGCAGCCAGCACTCAGCTTTCACAAGAGCAGAAAGATACACGCGTAGCGGCATTTGCTAGCAGTCCTGAGGCGAAAGTTATTGATGCTTCGCGCCTGACTGATAGCGCGGTCCAAGTTCGCACGGACCTATTCAATGCTGCCACTACTGCCATCGTGGATTTGAAGAAATCCATTGATGAGAATCCTGAGATTTCTAACAAGCCATACGCGCTTGCCGAAGTTCTCACGGAGAGATTTAATCACTTCAAACAGGTAGCTTTTGACGCCCAGCAGCAAATTGTAGAGGCTGGTAATCATCAGAAAGCTATCCAAGTCTACCTGAATCAGCTTGCCAATTCTCTCCGTGTCGAAGAACGTGAGAAATTGAAGATTGCTGATATCAACTACAAGCCTGCTACTGTTAAGCCTACCGTAAAGCGGGTTTCCACGTCTCAGACCAAAAAAGCTACGAAGCTCGATAAGGTTGAGCTTCGCAAGTATGCGGCGGAACTTGGTATCAGCGAGTTCACTCTGCAAACTGTCGTGGTGTCACGCGGTATTACTGTCGAAGCTGCGGCTAACATGCTGCGTCGGAGCATCAACGAATCAAAGTCTGAGACAAACTAGTCCAACTATGGAGCGGACACAATGTCCAATGTCGTGCGAATGACGCTCACTAATGACAAGCTAGTGTTTACTCGTAGGGGTGTATACGTGTATCCTGTGAATAGTGATTCATTCATATTCTCAGGCACACCATCACAACTGATTAGTATCATGGTCTATCATATGGACCTTGATATTGACAACGCTCGATTCTACGTGCGTGAATACGAAACCCCGGTATCGGGAGAATAGTTATGAACATAATGGACCGACACGCAGCATCGTTGCTGTGCCGTAAAAAGCTAGATGATTACGGCCTAAAAGATTGGGGAGTCAGGATTACTTCTGACATTACCCTGCCGTTTCTTGGCAAGTGCATGTATGCTGATAAGTGCATCTTGCTGAATGGTCATCACATCGACATTCACCCGCGTGAGGAAGTTATCGACACAATCTTGCATGAAGTAGCCCACGCGCTTTGTCCTCGTCAGGGACATAATGATGTGTGGGCTACAAAGGCGCGTGAGATTGGTTGCACGAATACATTCCCCTGCTCACACCTTGACCTTCCCGCGCATGTGATTGATGCAATTCGCTCAGGTCACAGTGTTGAGGTCGAGGTAACTGAGAAAGTAGTTGAGCAAGTTGTTAGGAATGTAACTCACAAGGTGACACGGCTACAAGACAAGTGCCCGGAGTGTGGTAAGGTAGCAGTTGAGAAGTTCGCGTTTGAGACTGTTGACAAGCAGGGTAATGTTGTCAAGCTCATTACGCTGGACTGCTTCCATATCATCAAGCGTATCATTCCGAAAGGCACACCGTTTGAGACAATGGTGAGCAATTTCTGGAAGCCTGAGATTGCAGCCTGTAAGCATGATTGGCCCACGCGTGAGGAAGCGAAAACCAATCACATTCCATCGAATCAGTGCAGGAAGTGTGGTGAGTTCAAGCTGTATGATTTTCAGGTTGTAGGTGCTCGCGCTTGTGAAGCAGCACTTGCAATGCAGAAAGGTTTTGGAATCTTCGATGATATGGGGCTGGGCAAGACGATGCAAGCCCTCGCATATCTGAAGTTCCATGCCAAGAAGCACAAGAAAACGATGGTAGTTACCAAGTCTGCCATCAAATTCCAATGGTTCAAGGCTGCTGTGACGTGGCTTGGACCGGAGTTTATTAGTCAGATAATCTCAACGTCGAAGGATTATCTGATGCCGAACCTGAAACTCTACATTATCCCATATGACTTGCTACGTCGTTTCCCCCGTGAGAAACTCCACAAGCTGGGTATCGAGCTTGTCATTCTCGATGAAGTCCAGCAAATCAAGAACCCTGATAGTTCGAGGACGCAGGAAGTTCGGAAGCTCGTTTCAGCCAATGCCGATTGTAAGGTTATCGAGCTATCCGGAACACCATGGAAGAATCGTGGCAGTGAATTTTTCCCTGCGCTGAACCTTATCGACCCTATCAAGTTCTACTCGTATCAGAACTACCTTGATACGTGGGTGGACTTCTATTGGGAAGGTTCCAAGAAGAAGATGGGCGGTATTCGCCGTCCTGAGAAGTTCAAGGAATACGTTTCATCGCTCCTCATTCGGCGTGAATACAATGAGGTAATGGACGAGTTCCCTGACATCAATCGTATGAAGCTGAATGTCCAACTTGATGAGTTGGAACAGAGTTCATACGATGACAGTGTGAGCGACTTCGTTGCTTGGTATAACGAATACGTTATGTCAGGCGAAGAAGATAAGATTAGCAGCATCGAAATCCTCGCGAAGATGTCGAGGATGCGCCATATCACTGGATTGGCGAAGATTCCTGCTACTCTGTCGTTCATTGAACAGTTCATCGAGGACACTGACAGAAAGCTGGTGGTATTCGTTCATCACAAGGATGTTGGCGAGTTGATGCTGTCGGCACTGACCAATACCGATAAGGGTAGCAATCCTGATTGGTATGAGTTGGCTCAGACACTGAAGGATGAGAAAGTTAGCGTCTTTCAGTATACGTCGAAGCACACTGGCAAGCCTGAGGGTTACCAGACGCAGGAAACTTTCAACACTACCAAGCGTTGCATCATGATTGCATCAACGCTGGCATGTGGTGAAGGTCTTAACCTTCAGACTTGTGCAGATAGCATCCTGCATGAGCGTCAGTGGAATCCACAGAATGAGGACCAAGCTACACCGGGACGCTTCCGTCGTATCGGTCAGGTGTCGAATGTCATTAACATCACCTGCCCTGAGGCTGAGGGAACTATCGACCAGCACATCGGTGGATTGGTTGAGACTAAGCGTCGGAACTTCCACGCGGCCATGAATAAGGGTGAAGCCCAGCCGGTGTGGAATGAGGGTGCTTTTGCAAAGGAACTTGCGGAAATGATTGTGCAGAAGCATCGTGAGAAGAAGGTCAAGAAGGGTGTTACCGTGACGACTAACATCACGGCGGTTGCTAGC